AAATCTGGAATTATTATGACGGCTACTCCAAATAAAAATCGTTTTGCTAAACCAACTCCAGTAAAAGTCATTATACATTTTGATAAAGGAATGAACGAATTTATGGGATTACATGATTACATATCATGGGAATCGTGTGGAATTGCAAAAGGTAATATAATAACTGAGGATGCTATCGATAAACAAAAAATTAGTGAACAAGCTAAAAATAAAATTAGAAAAACCGTTTGGACTTCTGCAGATGGAACAAAACTAGCATTTATAGAGAATCCTAAAGCTTTAAAATGGGTGGTTAAACATCTAGACGATTCAGTTAGTGTTGCACAATTATTCACTAAAACAACTTTCACTGATGACATCCTACGAGAATTAGATCAAAATGTAATTCAACCGGCATTTAATTATGGAGTTAATAACGAAGATCTAGTAGATGAACTAGAAACAATAATGGAAATAGATGAAGAGGAACAGTCTTAAAATAAAATATATAATTGGTACATATCGAGATGATCCGGAATATCCGACTAAAGAAGATCTATTTGCAATGGCAGATCAGTGGTATCATTTAGAAGGAGGCAAATCATTTATACATGATAATCGTGGTTTACCAATAGAATCTGATACGATGTTTACAAATAACCTCATCAAAGAAAAGAATCTTCCTAAAAAGGCATACGATATTTTATCAGAATTGATCGAATGTGGTGATGTTGAAATAATAAAAGAAACTAAACACACAATCTATCATAAAATAAATAAAAGATAAATAAAATGTTAGATATTGTTGAATTTGAAAAGGTATTCTATTTACACACGTTAGAGAAGCCTAAATATTTTAAGTCTATTAAGACTCACTTTTTTGAAAATGATGAATTAGGATTAATGTTTGAGGTATCGAGTATCTTTTATAATAGATTCAATGAATCACCGTCAAAAGAGCAATTAAAGCTTTTAACCAAGCAAGATAAATTTAAAGATAGATTATCAGAATCATTAATAGATTTGGTATTCAGTCAAAACTTAAAATCATATGATGATGAATGGGTACAAGAAACTACAGAAGCTTGGATTCTATGGAAAAACTTAGATAGGACATTTATAGACGGTTTAGAATATATGAAAACCGTCAAAGTGACACCACAGAATATAAATGAAGTGGTTTCTAAAGTTAAACAACTATTTGTTGAACGAAATTCAATCGTATTTGATGAATCTTTAGGACTTAATTTCTTCGAACCAGCTTCACATAGGATTGCAAGTGAAAACAAAATACCATCTAATCATCGATGGATAGACCAACGAACCGATGGTGGTTATTCAGTAGGAAATTTAATATGTTATGCCGGTGAACAAAATATAGGAAAATCTATATGGTTAGCTAATGATGCAGTAAATTATATCAAAGATGGTTATGACGTTGCATTCATATCAGCAGAAATGGCTGAAGGTGATGTTGTTCAAAGAATTGGTGCGAATATGTTAAATATTCCAATGTCTAAATATACAACGTTCTCGAAAGATGAATCTAAAGTAAAAAAGAAACTTGCATCTTTAAGTGGATCTATTATACCACCTGGAAATCTTTATGTAAAAGACTATCCAACTTCACAAGCAACTGTAAACGATCTTGAAGCATACTTACGAACCTTAGAAGAATCCAAAGGAATTAAATTAAAAGTTGTTATTGTAGATTATATAAACATACTAGCAAATCAACGAAATCCTAATACTGAAAACACATACATGAAGATTAAACAAATAGCGGAAGATCTTAGAGCTATGGCTAGTCGAAATGCATGGATAATTATAACTGCAACTCAAATTAATCGTAGTGGTTATGATGCATCAGAAATTAACATGGGCAACATCGCAGAATCTGCTGGACTTGGCCATACCGCTGATTTTATGTACGGTATTATACAAGACAGTTCAATGCATTTAGATAACGAATACTGGCTAAAAATTCTTAAAGTAAGAAAAGATACTGGAAAAAATACTAAATGTAAATACAATATAACATATGATTATATGCGACTCCACGAAACGGATGAAATCGTTCATTCATTAACTTAAATAAAAACTTATGTTCCCGGATAAAAAACCAAAAGAAGAGCCAATAAAGGACGAATTAGACGAAACAACTAATTTACCACAAGATAAAATATTTGATAATAAATACGAACAAACCGCATATCAAGGACCTGATACTAACTTTACCGTTGCAACTAATTACAACCAAGGTAAAGATTTCATGGACTCCTTAGAATACGATATGTCTTATGATGTTGTTATAACAGTATTAGAGAAAAGTAAATTTATTAAATATAATAAACCTGATGCTGAAGGTGTATATAAAAAATTAAATAAAATGCAAATTAACGAAGTATATTCTTACGTCCTTGCTAAATTACCAAACTTTCCTAGAGTTCAAATATTTTCAATCGTACAGGATTATTTCGATGTTAATTCAAACAAATTTTATGATTCTCTTTCAAATACTTTTAAAAAGGAATTGATCGATGAATTACGTGATGATGGTAATTTACGAGAGAAAACTGGCGGACCATTATTCTAAATATGATAGAAGACAAATCACACAAAACCCCAGCTAAACGAGTTTGGATAATATCAGACTCTCATTTTGGTGCACGAAACAACAGCGTAGAATGGCTCGATCGAATGATTGGGTATTTTAACGAATATTTTATACCAATAGTCAAAAAAGAATATAGGCCTGGAGATATCTTAATTCATTGTGGAGATGTATATGATAATCGACAAAGCGTTAATTTGTTGGTTCTTCATCAAACTATGCAATTATTCGAGGAATTAGGTAAAATTTTTGTAGATGGTATTCATGTTATTGCCGGAAACCACGATATCATGAGAAAGAACACGAATGATATAACATCTTTAGATACTATAAAATACATACCAAATGTAAACATATATAAAGAACCAGTTACATTATCAACTGAGAATGGTACTGAATTGCTTTTAATGCCTTGGAGGAAATCTGAATCTGATGAACAAACATGTATTGCTGGAAGCGCTGCATCTTATTTATTTTGCCACACTACAATACAAGGTGCAAAATTTGACAAATACCGTCATGCCGGTGAAAATGTTAGTTCTGAACATTGCAAAGATTTTAAAAGAGTTTATACAGGCCATATACATACAACACAAGAATATAAGAATATATTATATGTAGGAAATCCATACCAAATGACACGAAGCGATGCTCAAAATACAAAAGGATTTTGGTGTTTAGATTTTGAATCTGGTAAAGAAACTTTTTACGAAAACAAATATTCACCTAAATTTGTAAAGATCTATATTAACAAAGCACTCGATTCAACACTAGATGAATTAATCAAAGTTGCAACAAATAATTTTGTTGACATATACATTCCAAATGATTACTTAATGAAATATCAAGTGACTCCATTAATAGATGAAATAAGTAAGGTATCGAAAAGATTAGATGTGATACCGTTTGAAATCGATGAATCTGATAATCAATACGATTATGACATTGATTATGACAAAACTTTAGATACATACAACCTTTGCGAAAAATATGTTGAAGGAATGTCTATAGATGAAAATATGAAAACTGAAGTTTTATCGTTATTAAAGGATGTATATAAAGTAGCATCTAAATAAAAATTAAAAATAATACATATGAAAATAAGAAATATCGAATGGAAGAATTTCAATGGATATGGTAACATCCCACAAAAAATAGACTTTACTAAAGACGGTCAGTTATATTTATTAGTTGGCCAAAACGGATCTGGTAAAAGTTCAATTGCGGAAGCCATTACATATGGACTTTACGGTAAAGTCGAAGGAAAACGATAAGGAGATTTAGCTAATAGAATTAATCGATGTATGGAAGTTACAATACAACTACAAGCTAAGGGTAAAGAAATAACGATACGACGTGGAATAATGCCAAACTATTTTGAATTATTTATAGATGGAACTATATATGATCAAGCCGGAAACAAAAACGTACAAGATTATTTAGAGACTGAGCTATTAGATATACCATATCAAGTTTTTAAGAATATCATTATACTTTCTGTTAATGACTTCAAATCGTTTTTAACAATGTCCAGCGGAGATAAACGAAATATTGTTGATAGACTATTCGGATTCACTATAATTAATCATATGCGAGAAAGTATTCGAGAAAAACGTAGAGATGCAAAACAAGATATCCAAACTCTTTATGATGAACTTAATATACTCGACGAATCAATATCATCGATCAATCAAAAAATCGAATTGTTAAAGAAAGAAAATCGAGTAGATCAAACTAAATTGATTAAAGAGTACGAGGCTAAACTATCTGATCTGTCCGTAAAGCATGAAAATACACTTAAAATATTGAAAAAGCTCAATAATAAATATAATGTAATAGAAAAGATAGTTCAAGAGAAATCACGAGATGAATCAACTTTAATCAACGAGCTATCTATTATTAAGAAATCTATCGATTTATTTGAAAAGGATCAATGTCCAACTTGTGGAAATGATTTCCATGGTTCTGATTACGATCATACTAGAAAAACATTAACTACAGATGCAACAACTAAAAAATCAGATTTAATAACTATACGCGAGGAGCTTAAATCAGCATCAGAAAATTTATCTAAATGCACTAAATTCGTAAGAGAATCTAAAGATTCAATAACACGTCTAGAAACTCTTATAGGTCAATATGAATTTGAATTAAATAATACCATATCTAAATCGGAAAATAAAGACTTTCAATATCTCAAACAACTTATAAACGAAAATACATCTTCAACGAAATCAAAGAATGATTTAAAACATAAACGAGAAATCAATGAGAAATTTTTAGAAGTTGTTGAAAATATATTAGGTGAAGATGGTGTTAAAAATCTTGCATTAAAAACTATTCTCCCTCCGTTAAATGCATCTATAGATTCTATGGTAAAACAAATGCATATACCACATCGAATTAAATTTGATGAAAAATTCAATTGCAAAATAACTTCGTTAGGTGAAGAAATTAATCCTAATACTATGAGCACTGGTGAACGGAAGAAATCAGACTTTATAATTATTATTGCAATGATTAAACTTTTAAAGGTTAGATATCCAAGTGTTAATATGTTATTTTTAGATGAAATATTCTCATCTATCGATGGTGCAGGTATTCATGAAATTATAGGAATTCTTAAAGATACAGTACAAGAAACTGGCTTAAATACATGGGTTATTAATCACTCAGAATTACCTGTGAATCTTTTTGATATTAAAGCAGAAGCATATAAAGAAGGTGGTTTTTCCAAACTCGAATTAGAGTCAATTATCTAAAAGGATATATAAACAAATAATCTTTTATAGATGTCCCAATTATATGATTTAGAATTTAATAAAGATGACGTTGTTTTACGTAACATAATTGTTGGTGTATTAGCTACTCTTAATAATAAGATGTGGTGGTATCAACAAGTTAGTGAAACCGAAAAGCAAAAGGTGCAAGTTCCTTTTTACTTCAGTACAACTGGAGATGAACGTTTTTTGATGGATATGTTTATGAATACCGTATCTTCTGGTGGAACAGATTCAACTAGCGCAGAAGCAGTATACAATCAATTACCCAGAGCAATTTTACAATTAGATGGAATATCAATTGATGCTGGGTCTTTAACAAATAAATTCGTAAGAGCATTTTATCAAAGAGTCCAAGATGACGGTACTCTTAAAGCTTTTAATTCCGAGGTATTTATGGTACCATTGAAATTAAGTTTTACTGTTGATTTATATGTAGATTCCAGTTTAGATGTATTTAAAGGAATCCAAAGAACCATAGAAATATTTTATAAGAATAATGTTTTCCAAATAGATATCGATGGTACTAGAATTCCAGCGGTTGCTCAATTACCTGAAGATTTTTCAAAAGAAAGGCCTATTGAATTTTCTTTCGGTGATAAAAAGGAATGGAAGATAAATTATAGCATCGAAGTTCAAACATTTATGCCTATATTCAAAAACGCAGATAACGGATTCACTGGAGCTCAAAACACTGAGATGTTCGCAGGAACAGTTATGGATGGTTATCGAGTTTCAACAAACATTGCACAAGCTGGTGGATTCACTCCGGTTACAGATCCATTTAATCCCAATGCTAATGGCAGTAATAGCGGTAATGGCAGTAACGGCAGTAATAGCGGTAATGGCAGTAATAGCGGTAATGGCAGTAATAGCGGTGATAACAATGCTAATGCCGGTCAAGGTGGAAGCGGTATGTGGATTGGATCTAGAGACCCAGGTGGCCAAGATCAAGCGTGGCCAATTAATCCATCTGGATTCAGTAATCCATTACCACCAGAAAATCCTGATAAACCACAAACTGATTGAAGATAAATATATAATAAAAATAACAATACAAACATGAGTAAATTAAAAAGCTTTGAAGAATTTGTAAATGAAAATCTCGTTGCTAAAGGCGAATATAACTTTTACGGACCAGGTTCTTTAAAACCACTAGTACAGAAACTAGTTAGTGAAGGAAAGAACGAATCTATTATAAGAACTTATTTAACATCCATTGGAGTTGTTCCATGGAGAATAGATAAAGTTATGATGGAAATGGCCGCAACTATAACCATCGAAAAGAAAGTTAACGAAGCTAAAATTTCTCTGTATCAATGGGCTGAAGATACTTCAGATGAATGGGGAGATGAAAAAACGACAATTAAATTAGGCAAAAAAGCAGGATTCAAAGAAAAGGATCTTAAACATATGTTAGATGATATTCAACAAATGTCTGACCAATACATCGAATGGGCTAAAGATATTATGTTAGAATCTATTAATGAAGGTAAAAAAATGAAGCCATTCAAAAAAGTTAAAGTTGGTGATAAAGCTATTGATTATAACGGAGATGTTTGGAATGTTTTGGCAGTAGGTAAAGTTAAAGATCTCATGAAATATGACGATTCAGGAGCTGCTGAAGAATTAGATCCAAACGAAGATGCAATCGCATTAGACGGAAGAGGCGGTACTGCGGTATTCTCTTACGATCCTGATGGAGCTGCAGTTTATGAATCTTTTAGTAAAGCTGCCGGAAACTTCTTATTGGAACTAAATAAAGCTACATTCGAAGATGCAGCTGCTGCATTTCTATTAGATCTTCCTGGAAGCGATGCAATTGATGAAACGTTCGACGTTAAAAAAAATAGAAACACCTTATTTAATTACATATGGGAGTTTGAAGTAAAATCTAAAGTTGATTCTAAAGTACATAAAGCTTTAACAAAAGCCGGGATTGAATTTGGAACGGTCCATGGAAAGCTTATCGTACAGGGAGATACCGATGACGAGAAGATAAGAGCAATGGAAATTCTAAAATCAATTGGTATAGATGAATCTGAAATTATCGCAGAAACGTTCGATGTTAAAAAAAAGCTACCCAAATATTTAAACATATGGGAGTTTGAAGTAAAATCTAAAGTTGATTCTGACGTACATAAAGCTTTAACAAAGGCTGGTGTTGAATTTGGAACAGCGCATGGAAAGCTTATCGTTCAGGGAGATACCAATGATGAGAGGATAAGAGCAATAGAAATTCTAAAATCATTTGGTATAGATGAATCTGAAATTATCGCAGAAAAGCTTAATAAAAAAACTTTACAAGTTGAAGAAGGTGATGGAGAAGATATCGATGATATGATCGATGATCTTGCAGATGGTGATGATGATGAAACTCAAGGACCTGATGATTCAGCTCCAGATGGTGAAGGTTCTCCAGAATCTAAAATAAAAGATGGTGAATCTCCATCTGATGCAGTTGATGGAGCCGTAGATGATGCTACTAGCAAAATTAAAGATGCTGCTGAGGAATTAGCAAAAGATTCTAAGAAACTTGCACAGTTAAAGAAAATATTACTAGACGAATCATCAACTAACGAGGAACTTACTAGAATGGTTAACGATGGTGCAATGAGTGAACTTCATTTACTTGCAAAAGAATCTAAAGATGAAAAGGATTTTCTTAAAAAGGCCAAAGACTGGGCAAAAGATATGGATATTAATTTTGACGGTGGGCTTGAAAAGATGTTCAAAGAATTTTATTCGGATATGAAAAACGAATCAGTAGAAGAACCTCAAGAAGAATCAACGTCAAATGCATATATGGATGCAGTAACAGAAGGCCTTAAATATAGATTCAACAAATAATATATGAATGTATTATTCAAAAGAAACTCAAAGATATATAAACAATAACTAAAAAAACTATACAAAATGTCAAAAGTATTAGAAACTCTTGATTTGCGAACTAGATTAGAAAATCTATACGAATCTTTAACCGACAATAATGGTTCTAGTAGATTAATTTTAGAGAAATATATGAGAGAGATCGGCCTTAAATCTGATTATCATATTCTTCGAGATGTTTGCAATGAAATGAAAACCTTTGATTGGTTAGCCCCGGTTGAATCATTTATTAATGAAGCTTATAAATTTGCAAAAGATAACGAATTATCATTTGCCGTTCTAAACACATTAGAAGCTATTAGAACATCAAAAGATCAAAAATCATTCTCTGCTGTAATAAACGCATTAGAAGAAATTAAAGATCTTAGTGAATCACAACTTAAAAATGCTGTAATATCTTCACTTAAAAAGCATACATGGGTTCCAGGAATTAAAGAATTAGTTGCATTAAGCGAAAACATTTCAGGTACAAATAAAACAACGGATAACCGTTTCACTAGTACTAGACCGGTATCTCCAGTTTTAGAAAATATAAATGGCGAAACTATTTTTTGTGTTGGTGATCGAGTTTATGCAATGAATGAAAGCGAAGAGATTCGTTTAGCTCATACAGATGAGATCGACGAGAGTTTTGTTAAGCTTGTTCAATTAGCAAAAAACTTTACTCCAACCGCTGAAGGTCTTAGATTATCTGAAAACAATTGCAATATTGATTTAGTTGTTAATGAAGGCGATAAACCTACCGATATTTATGTTGACGGAGAATTAGTAAAAGAATCTCAATTGGCTGCAACTCTAATGGCAAACGGTAAATTTAGATATGGCCAATATGATACTATTAAAGTATTAGAACATGCATTAAATAAAATTGATAGTATTTACGAATTAGATTTCGTTGAGACTATTAAGTCAAATGTTTACGAAGGTGTTGAAGTTAACGTTATGAAATCCGGAACTAATCTTTATATTAATAAGATCAATCCATCAATGAACGAAAATACATTAATTAAAACAGAAACAGCATCTGATGCAATTAATTTAGTACAAGAATTTGTTAACTATGATATTACTAATAGCGTACAAGACTTATTAGAAGGTGAAGCTAAATTAACGGCAGATAAAGCTAAAGCTGAACATGATGTTTACGAGAGAATTGATTACATTAAAGATGAGATAAGTAAACTTTCTGAATTAGGTATGGATGATATGGATTCAATCAAAGAAGCCAAAAAAGTTTTAAGCGATGCTTTAGAAGCACAACAAGGTCGATTAAATACAATGTTCAAATCAAAAGGTGTAACAGTGCATGAAGCTAGTGATGCTGATTATGTACCTGGTGAATTGAAAATGAAAACTAACGGATATAGACCAGGAACTAAAGTACAAATTAATGCTGGTCAATACACTGAGTCTGGAGGAAAAGCTATGATAAGTATTATTTTACCAACGAATGAAATAATCGAAGTTCAGAAGAAATATTTAGATGTAACAATATAAATCAAACGCTACCTGTTTGGAAGGAGTCCTTTTGGACTCCTTTTTTTGTTTGAAACTTAATCACGATTGCAACATATAATAACTAAACACATTAATATAAATATAGGACTTGATATGGCAGTACACTACGTAACAAACAAAAACCTTGTTCCAGAAATAATCAAATCGAAGGAAGATGGCAAATTAACAAAAGATGCAATCGATATGCTTATTCTATTATCTGAACGAGCGATAAGAAGATTACAATATAAAAATCCTGAAGATAAACGAGACTGTCTCGCATTTGCTCAAATGGATTTATTCAAATATTGGGATCGATTCAATCCGGAAAAATCTGAAAATGCATTTGCATATTATACACAAATCGCAAAGAAAGGATACGCTAAAGGATGGAATAAACTACATCCAAAAAAATATAGTGGAACTATTAGAATCAATGGCGGTGGTGAAGATGGTGCTGGTATCTATTCTATATAATGGATATAAAAAACAATAAACCTAAGAAGAATTCTGGTTTTAAGCAAGGGTACTTCCCAATTAATGAATGTAAAAAATATGTAGGAAAGGGCCCTATAATTTATAGATCATCATGGGAATACAAATTTTGCAAATACTGTGAGTCTACTATGGATATTGTTAAATGGGTTTCTGAACCTGTCATGGTTCCATATATAAATAGTTTAGATGGAAAAGAACATAAATACTTTCCTGATTATTTTATAGAATTATCTAGTGGTAAAAAATACTTAATTGAAGTAAAGCCATCTGCACAATTAAAGGAACCTAAAAAACCTAAACGAAAAACGGTTAAGTCAGTAAAGAATTACAAATATGCATACGAAATGTATGTTACGAATATGTGTAAAATTCAATTCGCTGAAGCATTCTGTAATAAAAAAGGATGGCAATTCAAAATAATAACCGAAGATTTTTTCAAAACAATTAAGTAATGGCCGATAATATCAGAGGTGAAGCATTTGCAGATTTACCAGAACTAGATCAAGTAAACCGAGACTTTAAAGCCTATGTAGAATTATGGGAAAAGAAATATGGTGGAGCTCAACAGGCTAGTGAATATGTTATGGAGTGGTATGAGGAGACTTTAAACGACAAAGATAGCACATATATAGAAACATTTTCTGATAGTGAATTAACTCAAGGAAAACTATTCAAATTTCGATATGATCCAAAAACTAAAGATAGGTTATCTTATTGGGATCGATCACCGTTAGTACTTTCACTAGGCAAAAGTGCCAGCGGTTTAGAGCTCGGTATAAACTTAAATTTCTTACCAAAAGAGGTAAAATATTGGATGGTTGGTGAGATCTTTAAATATTATGAAGGAGATATTATTGCTTCAGCTGCAGGTGATCAATGGAGGCGAGCATATGAACAAGTACAAGTACCTATAACATATGATCTTTTAGCTAAGAACTTAAAAGACTGGGGATTAGATTTTGCATTAAGACAATATTATATGGGTCAAATGTTTGAATTATCTGTTGTTTGTTATGAGGAATGGATACGGATGGTAATGGCTAATTGGGATGATTATGACCAAGTAGATGAAAGTCAACTTATTAAATTGTATCAAGAATATTTAGTTAAATCAAGGTCAAAAAAGTAAACGAATATATAAACTAATAAAAACAAATAAAAAATGGCAGGATTTGTAGAAAGGAACGATACTTCGGGAAGAGGCTTTGTGGCTTCAAATGCACTTAAACAATTAAGTTCATTTGGTATGAAATACGACGACATGGTTCTTCGTAATTCGCAAGCAGTAGGTATTGTTGAAGATCAATTCGGTTGGACATATGATCCACGAGGTTTAGTCGGTGGTGATTATGATGATTATGCATTATTTGCTAACTTAGCTTTATCAGATATAGCATTAAAGAAATCTATATCGGTATTCGATAAATCATATCCAAAGAAACGAGAAGAACTTCGTAGATTTGCGGTACAAGATGAAATTGAAGAAATTTTAGATACTCTTTGTGATGAGGTTATTGTATATGACGATAAAAATTATTTCGCAGATCCTATAATGTTTGATGATGATCTTTTAGCAGAAGAAAAAGTCGAAGAGATTAGAGGTGCTATATCAATTAATTATAAACGAGTTTATCAGTATTTTGGTTTTAATAACGATATAACAGCATGGTCATACTTTAGAAAGTGGCTAGTTGATGGATATCTAGCGTTTGAGATAATATATGATAACGAACAAAGGAATGTAATAGGGTTTAAAGAATTAGATCCAATAACATTAGAGCCTGGTTTAGATGATCAAGGAAAACGAGTTTGGAAACAGTTTAAAGATATACCTGCAAAAGCAAGATCTCTTTATGATTCTCAAATCATTTACATATCATATGCAAATATGAATTCTCCAACTAGAATTTCTTATGTTGAGAGACTTATTCGTTCGTTTAACCTTCTTAGAATTATGGAACACTCACGAATCATATGGGCTGTTGTTAATTCGTCTTTCAAAACTAAATTTATTATACCAATCGGTGGTAAATCGAAAACTAGAGCAAAACAATCACTTGGTGTTTTAATGCAAAACTATAGAGAACAAGTAGATTTTGATTATGATAGTGGTGAATTAAAAACTAACGGCCGTCCTATGATGCCGTTCAATAAAGAATATTGGTTACCTGAAGGTGATGCTGGTTCTCCTCAAATCGAAACAATTGGTGGTGATGGTCCAGATCTTTCAGATACTAGTTCTCTAAATTACTTTAAAGAAAATCTTAGAAGAGTATCTAAAATACCAATGAATAGATTCGACGTTGAAAATCCTCCATCATGGGAAATCAACGCAGAAGGAATGACTCGCGATGAAATCAAATTTGGTAGATTTATAAATAGATTAAGATCAACATTCCAAGAGATAATCGTAAAACCTCTATGGATTCAAATGACTTTGGATTATCCTGACTTAATGAACGACGATTCATTCAAAGCACAGATCGGAGTCAAATTTAATAAATACAATATATTTGAAGAGATGAAAGAAATGGAACTTCTTCAAAAACAAATAGACTTCGTAACTGCAATGAAAGATGGTCTAATAGATTATGATCCTGAAGGTAACGAAATCAAATACTTCTCTTCTGAGTGGTTAATTAGACGATTCATGGACTTGAACGAATCTGATATAAAATCAAACGATACTCTCAAACAACGCGAACAAGCGAAACTCGACGCTATGGCTCCAGAGGAGTAATAACAATTTCAATATATTGA